ATCAAAGTATATGAGGGTTCATAAACCTGAACATCCAGGTGAACCATCAACAAAATATCTTTATTCAAGGGATTGGGCTAATTGGAGAAAAGGTTCAACAATTATTGAGTTTAGTGAATTTGACCCAACAAACTTTACCAATAGACAAGTTATTCACATTAGAACTTATGGTCCTCAAAGTGAGTTTTATGGTGTTCCATCATATCTTGCTTGTATCAACGATATTAAATTAAACCACGAGATTACTGTGTATAACCTTGCCAATATCATCAATGGTTGTTCTATGGGTATGTGGGTTCACTTTAATCAACCACCACCTGATTCTGAATATGAACAATCTAGCGTCTTAAGAAAAATTGAAGATAGATACATGGGGGCTGATAATGCCAACAGAGTAATCATATCTTATGGTGAAGAGGGACAAAAACCTGATATTACACAGATACAGACAAATGTAGAAGATGGTTATTTCTCATCAATATTTGAGTTGGTACAACACCAAATCTTATGTGGTCATAACATACCCGATGCTTCAATTATCGGTTTACCACAAAGAACTGGTTTCAGTTCATCAGCAGACCAATTAGAGACAGGTTTCAAATTGTTCTTATCAACAAGTATTTATCCATTACAGAAATTCTTGAATAGAGAGTTAAAACCTATTTTGGAATTGATATATCCAAATGAACAAATTGACTTAACTATAACACAAAACAACATCATCTAATGGCATACAATGTACTTTTTATCAGCGAGCAAAAATTAAAGGACAACACACCTATCACAGATAATGTTGATTCATCGGAATTACGATATTGTATACAAACGGCTCAATCAATTTATATGACTGAATCATTAGGTACAAATCTTTATGAATATTTGTTAAAAATTATTGATGATAATACAATCAATACTGATGCATCTCTTTATAGGTATAAGGCTTTATTGGATAACTTTATTCAACCAGCAGTTATCGCATATTCTTATATGTTGGGTTTAGACAACTTTTTTGTAAAGTTTATGAATGTAGGTTTGGTTCAGAATAGAAACGAACAAGGTACTAACATAGACCTTAAATTATTACAATATCTTAAATCTAATGCAAAAAATACTGCCGAGTTTTCAGATAATTTATTAAGAAGACATTTATTGTTCAGGTCAGGATGGTATCCCGAATATTTTTCAGGTAATTTGCAAAACGGAGAATTGCCACCACAAACAGACACTCCATTTAGAGCGAGTGTAACACTACCTGGTGGTGGTTATTCTTATAGTAGAGCATGGGGTGGTAATTTCAATTTCATGGGACCACTTTGCGCTAACAGTATGATACCCTCATGGTATGGGGGTGCATCAAATTCACCAAATAGATTCTAATTAAAGGTGTTTCCAAGTAAGATATTTAACTATCTTATAAATCCTTGAAGAATTAGTATTGAACTTTTTTGCTAATCCTGTTGTTCCAAATTCACTATCTTTATATTTGTAATTTTGACGAATATATCTAATATCATCTTCAGTAAAAATGTGATTATATGTATCTGTTCCAACTATTTGTAACCCATTTTCTATGGCATGATTTCTATTCTGTTTGTTTGTAACCCACTCAAGATTGGTGTAGTGGTTATTTAACTTATCACCATCAATGTGATTTACTTGTGGTTTGTTATCATGATTTGGAACATATAGAATTGCTACGGCTCTGTGAATTGAAATGTGTTTTTTAACATTATTCACACTACTACGAAAAGTTTTATAACCCTTATTAGTCAAAGATGTTAATAACTCTTTTCCATCACGGAATATACCCCCACTCTCACTAACAAAGTAGGGGGTATTCAAATATTGTTTCACTTATTTCTTATTTAATTGCTTCAAAGCAATTTCAGTCAATCTAATATCTTTCTCAAGATACTCTGGTGTCTTATAACCTGATGATGTAAATGTTGCCTGTTTAATTCTTAAAGAGTTTAATTTCTTTGTGAAGAATTCAATTTTTTCATTTTTCATACCAATAAATATTACTTTTCGTCTTTAAGGTAAGTATCAATCATACTTAACCTTTCACCTATTTCTTTTGAGTATCCATTTTCAACATAGTCAACAACTACATTGGTTATAGAAATAACCTCTTTGAGGGTTAGACATTGATTACAAGATGTAGCCCAGTCGTTTACAAACTTGAGTGATGATTGTGTTGCGATTTGTCTTGATTGTGATTGTGCCATATTAGTATTTGTCTGATAAATGTTGTTCGTATGCTTCTTTTTCCATTTCAAGTTGTCTTTCTTTATACAACTCATATTGGTAATCTTCATCACCATCTTCTTGGTTTTTAGGTCCAAAAAGTTTCATAATGATTTCTTGTTGTGTTAGTTCCTCAACTAACTTTCTGCGTTCTGATGGAAATACAGGTAGTGTATATTCCAATGTATGTTTTGAATGTCCCATAGTTCAAATATAGTAAAAAGATTTTATTGTATCAAATTATTTTAAGTATTTTTCCAAACCAGTGTAATCAATATCCAACTTACCAAAGTGGGGGAACATCTTAACCAATGTGGTTATTATGTAATGTTCAATAATATTGATTTGTCTATTATTATGATTAAAAAACCCCATATGCATCTCCATTTCAATATGTTTTTTATCTAACATAATCTGTGAGTGTAGATTCTTTGTTACTGATTTAATCATCAAGATAATGTAGTTATCATTACTTGAAATCTTGAACTTAATACCCAATTTATCAATCAAAAATTCAATAGGTATCATTTCGCATCTTTTATAAAAGAGTTGTGGTAATCCTTGAAAATATCATAGTCCAACTTGGCTTCAAAGATATCACCAGAACACTCACAATGTTTGTCTAATTGAGTTTCTACACAATGGATGAGTGTAACCTTCACTCCATCAGTAAACTTGATTTCTACCTGTTCTGTGGAGTAAATAACCCCACCTATAATTGTATTTGTTTTCATATCAATTTGTGTTTTATTAAGAATTGTTCGTGGATACTTAAATCACTATTAAAGTCATAACCCATATTTTTCAACATCATCTTTGATTGTTCTTCAACATATTCATTTCTGTCTTGTGCTCCCTGTGAATAATTGATTACCCTTTCTTGATAAATAAGTCCAGCACACTTTTCACAGAACATTTTATAATCACCCCATTTGTTTATCTCAAACTCATTATTGTGGATATATTCTTTTTCACGAGCACACCAAATATACTCCTCATCATCAATATAGATTATTTTACTCCTTTTGTGGTATGCCATCTCTTAATTGTGGATAATTTCTTTCATCCCATCTCATCTTGTTGGCAATCTTGGTTATGTGTCCTCTACTAACCTTGTACCTTTTAGATAAAGATAAATGTGTGTAATTCCCTGTTGCTAACAACTTACGGATATTTCTAACTTTTTCAACTGATAATTTTATTGCTCCCATATTATTTTATATTGTGTCTTGTATTGAACTGAATATGAACGGGTGGTATATCTACTCCAAACTTATATCCAAGTGTCTCTAATAACCTCTGAACCCCCTGAAAGTCCTCATCTTGTATGGGGTCTAATTTCAAGTAATCCATTTCATCAGATTCATCTTTGGTTTTCTTGGAATAATGTAATTTACATTGTGTTGAAATCTTAAATGGACCTGTCTTTGATTTATAGAAATTAGTTTCTGGTAGATATGTTCCACAATTACGGCAGAAATAGTAAAAGAACCCATCAGCATTTAGCATTCTTCTTTTTAAGTTAAAATTGATTTGTTCTTTTCCCATATCTATAAATATCAACAAAAATAAGAAAAAACACTTGAATAATCAACTTTATTTGACTTTATAAGAAAGTATATTATATTTATTTATATGAAAAGTATGTTAATGGACGAAAAAATACACACTATGTTGAAATCATATTGTGCTGAAAATGGACTTGTAATGAAGGTCTTGGTTGAAAGGTTAATCATAAATGAAATCAACAAACAAAACGCTAAAAAATAATGAGAGCAAAAAATTTGTTAATTTATGAAAGCATTTGGGATATTATACCCAAACTAACAGATAATCAAGTTGCTTCTTTATTTAGGGGTATTGCTGATTGGAGATTAGGAAATACACCAGTATTCAATGATTTATTAGTTCAAGGTATTTGGTTTGGTATTGAACCAAATCTTAATTCACTTGAAGAGAGTTATAATAAAAAAGTAACAGCAAATAAGGAAAATGGTAAATTAGGTGGAAGACCCAAGAAAACCCAAGAAAACCCAAATAACCCAAATGGTTTTTTAGAAACCCAACATAACCCAAATAACCTTAAAGAGAAGGAGAAGGAGAAGGAGAAGGAGAAGGATAAAGATAAGGAAAAGGATAAAGATATAGATAAAGAACTTTATGTGAAAAATAAAAGTTCAATTCATTATAT